AGATGTAGCGTTGTAACGAACATAGGCAAGCTTGTGAGTATTAAAGTTGCTAAAGATACAAGTGCTACAGATGATACTCCAGTACAGTTAAGTGCAGCGGAGGAGAGTAGCTTGACAGGTTACTGGAACTTAATAGGTTTCGCAGGTATTACATACGCTATAGTAAATAAGGTGTCCGATAAAATTAGCATTACAGCAACAATATACTATCAAGGTCAATACTCTGCTACAATAGATACAGATGTTGAACTAGCATTAAACAACTATTTAGCATCTATACCGTTTGATGGTAAGGTGAGAGTATCTAAGATTGAAGATACGATACAAGAAGTGGCTGGTGTAAACGACTATGTAATAAACGAGATTAGATGTAGAGATGATGCTACCACCTATTCTAGCGGTGTTAATATATTTGACTTGTCGGGTGGAGTTAATTTACGAATATACGCACCACAAGCAGGATATACTATTGAAGAGACTACTGCAACATACACATTTGCAGATACATTAACTTATGTAGCACAATAATGAGTTTTTACAAATTTAGTACAACTATATTTACCAATCAATTCTTGCCCTCTACAAAGAGGACATTGAAGCATATTGCATGGGTTAAAGCGTTATTGAGTCCAGTTCAATGGATTAGAGATACGTTTTTTGGTTATTACGCAGATGGATATACAGGTCAGGCTGTTGTTGCTTATAATTCAGCTTCAACTTATTCTGTTGGAGATATGGTGTTTTACGGTACTACGGTTTATATATGTATCTCAGCGAGTACAGGAAATTTACCTACCGATGTTACGTATTTTAGTGTTAAACAGTTTGCATTCGAGGAAGAGATACGTCACGCAGATAAAGGTGTTTATTACTGTATAAAAGATAATCCTAATGGAGTAGCACCTGTAGACCCTGAATATTGGGAGAAGTTGCAGAGCAATTTCATAGGTGTAAATGATAGGATAAGATTGAATGCTCAAGTGCTGAGTTTTGAGTATTTATTAAATCAATGGTTTGGAACTAATTTTAACTATCCAACATCAACAAACGATGTGTATATTACTCACAATACAGTAGATATTAATAGTTTTATTTATGGTACAACAGTAGCAACGAGTTCTGCTCACTACTTAACGGATGCAACACAACAAGAGTTCATAAACTATGACTATAGTTCAGCCCAGTATAACTACAATATAAACATACCTACAGCGATATATGATGGATTAAATCCTAGTGAAGCAACAGGTATAACAACAACGAAAACAGCAATAGTAAAGAACTTTGCAGATAAATATAATTTAGCAGGAATAACATACACAGTTTTAATATATTAATTATGAAACAGATAAATACTTCACTTATAACATTAACAGCAGGCTACCCACCAAGTAAAAAAGGATTAGACTTCTTACAAGAGGAGGCTAAAGAGGTGATGGCTGAGATAGTTCAAGGTCAAATAGGTGATACAGTAGTTGCTAATCAACCTTACGCATTGTATGGTTGTGTAAAGTCAGGTACTACACCGTTTGCTTATTCGGCAGGTGCGATATATTATAACGGTGAGGTTTATGAGTTTCCTGCTGTGGCTAGTTTAGCTATTGCAACAAATGACCGTTGTACTATAACTATAACTCCAGACCCCACTGCAGACCCTACAACAATGACCGATACAAATGTTGTAAATATGCACGATGTAAGAGCGATAGTTGTTGATGACAATGCAACAATAGCACCTGCTACACAGTTTAATTTTTCTGATATTATTTATATTGTAAATAATAGATTACTTATAAACGATTATGCAGTAGATACACCTATAACTGCTACATCATATACTTCATTGAAGTCAGGAACACTTGTAAGGAATAAATTTAAGAATGGAGATAAAATAGTATTAGAAGGGTTTTTAATCTCAACTAGCACAACCGTAGAGACTATTTATGCTAAGATTAACTTTGGCGGAGTAGCTATTAATGAAGGTTCTGTTGATACAAGTGTTTACACATTGGTTAACAAACATTATTACAAGGTGGTTATTACAAGAGTTAGTGCTACATCTATACATTGTGTTCAATATATTTCACACTTAACAAGCTCTACTACAGATAACTTGTCTACAAGCTTACACGATAGGGCTGTTATAACTGTTCCTAATATGGACACAAACGATAGCCTTATAGATTTACAAGGTAAGGTGTCAGCAGGAACAGCGAGTATAGTTGCTACAAGCTTTACAGCAGATTACGATAGACTTTAAAGATAATGCTTTGTGATTATTTCTTTGCCTAATTGGCTCTCAGTTCTACCTGTCCGTTCCAATTCTTCAAAGAATTTTCTCTTTGTTAATCCTTTTAGAAATATGGTTACTCTTGCTAGTGATTGCTCTTTTTTATCGGTTCTTTTGGTGGGGTTCGCCATTATTAGTCATTTGTTACAGACCAAACTAAAGCTAAACCCCATCCGATGAAAGTCCATCCAAAGAGAAGGTTTAAAATAAAGATAGCCAATACGTTGTTTTTTGAGTACCCAACAATAATTGGAATAAAGTAGATTAATAGTAGAATAATTAGTCCTGTCATAATTTTAGTTACAAATATGTAAATAGTTAGTTACAAAAACAAATATAATCAAAATATTATTACAAAATTTGTATTATGAATAAATTAAAATTCACGAATGTATTAGATAATGTAGCGACTATTAATCTCTATGGTTCTATTGGAGGTGAAGTTAACGGTACTTATATCGCAGAAGACATTAGTTATATTAACAAGCATAAGATTGCTGATGAGATTGAGATTAAAATCAACTCAATGGGAGGAGATGTTATAGATGGACTTTCAATATGTACTGAGATATTAAACTCAGAAGTAAATGTTACAACTGTTATTACTGGCATGGCTTACTCTATTGCAGGTGTTATCGCAATGTGCGGTCATAACAGAAAGATGACTGATTACGGTACATTTATGATGCACGATGTAAGTGGAGGTAACGGTAAGGAAGATGTATTAGATTTATTATCAAATTCACTAGCAAAAATATTTGAAGGTACTACACCTTTGACGTTAGAGAATACAAGAGAATTGATGGCGGTAGAAACATGGATGAGTCCTAAAGAATGTTTATCTAAAGGATTAATAAATGAGATTATACCAACAACAATAAAAAGACCTACATTAAGTAATGATGTAGAGTTATATAAATTTTACAATAAATTATTAATTAAAAAAGAAGAAATGTTAAAAATTAAAAATCAATTGAAACTTGAGGACAATGCTTCGGAAGAACTAATTGTTGAGAAAGTACAAGAATTGCAAAATGAAGCTGACATTGCTGTATCTGAAAAAGATGCAATGNNANNNGANTTGAAAGCAAAGAAAGATGAAATTGACGAATTAGAGAACAAAATCAAGTCTTTTGAAGATGCTGAAGAAGCTAAAATCGAAGCTGAGAAAATCGAGCTTATCGAGAACGCTGTAAAAGATGGTAAAATCAAAGAAGATTCTAAAGAAGCGTTTATTAACTCTCCAATGGGTTGTGATGAATTGACTAGCTTATTCAATGGTATCAAAACTTTACCTGAGTTTGCACTAGTTGTTACAGAGAACAATGCTCAAAAAGCTGAACGTGCTGATTGGACTTATGAAAAATGGGAAAAAGAAGATTCAGAAGGATTAGTTGATTTGCAGAAAAATGCACCTCACGAATTTGAAAGATTAGTTAATGCTATTGAAACAGGAATTAAATCTAAAAAATAATGGAACAATATAAAAGCACATTTGATGCTAATCCTCAAGCAGAGGTTTTATATGTAAGTGAAGATGGTAACATCTTTCTTTCTAAGAAACACGCTGAGAGTTATAAATTAGTTTCAAAAAACGATTATAAAGAGGTTGCTAAAAACGCTAAAGTTGAAGAAGCACCTAAAGAAGAAACTTTAATAAATAAAGTAATAAAGAAAAATAAAAATAAATCTAAAAACAAATAAAGATGTCAACAATTAACGCACCATTTGGAGCTGGAGAAGCTGTATCTATCGTAGCAGCAGGAACAGGCGGAACTCTAACAATATCAAATCAACTAACAGTAATCACTACTGCTACCTTAACAGGTAACTTAGCACTAGCTTTAACAGCAGGTTCTGAATTAAAAGCAGGAGCAATGGTTCAATTAGTTGCAACAACTAACGGAACTGAAACAGTAACTTTTTCAGTAGACATAGTTGCACCAGTAATAACAGGCTCAGCAGGAAAAACTGTAGCTCAAGCTTTCGTTTATAACGGAACAAAATTTTACCCGTGTGGGGCAAAAATTCAAGTAGATTAATAAATTAACAATTAAAAATTAAAATAAAATGGCTATTATACCAGAAATATGGGTAAAAGATGTACAAAATACCCTAAACGAAAACGCAGATTTTTTACCGTACTCGGTAGACCACTCAAGCTATGTTGCATTTGGAACAGTTCACATTCCACAATCAGGAGCTAATCCTTCTGTAAATGTTGCACCATCTTCATTTCCACTTTCAATCGTTGAGAGAACTGATACTGACCGTACTTACTCTATGGTTCAATATGCTCTTGATCCGTTGAGAATTGGTAACTTAGATGAATTACAAACTTCTTATGACAAACGTCAGTCGGTTATCGGACAGCAAATTGATACATTAACTCAAACTATCGGTGATAGAGTTGCAGTTAGTTGGGCAGCTAGTGGTTCTGACAACATCGTTGAAACTACAGGTTCTGCAGTAGCTACTTCTTTACCACCAAGTGGAACAGGTACTCGTAAAGCAGTTACTTTAGCAGATATTATCGAAATGTCTAAAAAATTAGACAAAGATAACGTGCCAAGAAAAGGTCGTAAATTGTTAATGGACACAGATATGTTTTGGGAATTAATGTCTATCTCTGATGTTTTAAGAGCATCTTACAATGGATTTCAAGGACGACCAAACGTATTAGAAACAGGTATTGTTGGTCAATTATTTGGCTTCGATATTATGATGAGAAATACTGTTGCAGTATTTACTAAAACAGGTACAACTGCAAAAGCAGTAGGAACAGCAGCAGCAGCAGATGACCGTAGAGCTTGTATAGCTTTCCATCCATCAACTGTATGTCGTGCTTTAGGAGCAATTACTCCAATGTATGATACTGGTTCTAACGGAAACGGTAAGCCTGAGTATTTAGGTTCTATCTTCAACATGGAAGTAATGTTAGGCTCTGCAATTTTGAGAGATGACATGAAAGGTGTTGCATCGTTAGTACAAACTTGGGTATCGTAAGAGACTCAATTAACATAGTATAAACTTAAAGCCCTACCTGCAAAAAAGTAGGTAGGGTTTTTTAATAAAACAAATAAATGGCATTACCAAATATAAATTTTGTACAGTCTCCAAGTGGATTAGGACGAGCTTTGCCCGGAACAGATTACGTTTCCGGTTATGTTCATTACTACCCTACAGGTCGTACACTGCCGACTGGTTTTTCAACTAGCGACAGAATAAAAAAGGTGTTTTCGGTAGCTGATGCTGAGGACTTAGGAATTACAGATGCAAGTTTAGGTGAAACTAAATCGGTTGCTACTTATGATGTAACAAATGCAGGTGCTGCAGATGATACTTTCACATTAACTTGTGCAACTATCGAGAGTGTAAAAGACACTAGCGCAGATGCAGTTAAAGTTGTTGATGCTTACATAATGACAGCAGCAGACGTTGTTTCGACAACTACAGCAGCAGCGGCATTAGCAGCAGAGATAAACGCAGGAACAGCTACTCATGGTTTTACAGCAACTAGTTCTACAGCAGAGTTATCAATTATAGCTAAAGCAGGTGAGGGTATCTTCTTAAACACAGGAACTCCATACGTAGTAACTTTATCAAGCGGTGCTACATTAGCAGGAACATTAGCACAACCAACAGGCGGAGGCTCAACAGTAGTTGGTATCGCTTCTTTTATTGATATATTACATTATCACATTAGCGAGTATTTTAGGATGCAACCTAAAGGTGAGTTATATGTAGGTCTTTATGTTGAAGAAACTACTTATGCTTTTGCAGATGTAACAACTGTAATTAATTACTCAGCTGGTAGCATTAAGCAATTAGGTGTTTATGAAAACAATACTGTATGGGCTACAACGCAACCAACTGCATTACAAGCTGTAATAACTGCTGCAATAGCAGATTACAAACCATTTCAAGCAGGTTTAGGAGCAGAAATAAGCGGAACTGCAGATATATCTACTTTAACAGATATAAGCACTCTAAGCGCACCTAACGTATCTACAATAGTATCTCAAGATAACTATGCAACAGGTTACCACTTGTACAAAGCTACAGGTAAGTCTATTGGTAGTATTGGTACTTGGTTAGGTAGTGTATCATTAGCAGCAGTTAATGAGTCTATTGCTTGGGTATCTAAATTTAACGTATCAAACATAGAGTATGACAACTTAGGTTTTGCGAATGGTCAAGTTTACTCGGCATTATCGTCAAGCTTATTTGAGTCTTTAAATAATTACTCTTATACTTTCTTACGTAAACTAGAGGGTTTAACAGGGTCTTTTTGGAGTGATTCAAAAACAAATGTTGCAGCTACTAGTGATTATGCTGTTGTAGAAAACAATAGAGTATATCAAAAAATAACAAGAGGTGTTAGAGCTTCTATGTTACCTGCATTATCTAGTCCTATCAAAGTAAATACTGATGGAACTTTAACTGAGGCGACTATAGGTTACTTCGAGAGTTTAGCAAACGCACCATTAGCATTAATGGAGGCAGCAGATGAGGTGTCAGGATATAAAATAATTATTAACCCAGCTCAAGACGTACTTGCGACTAGCACTATTGAATTGACATTGCAAAATGTTCCAATGGGAGTAGCTCGAATTATAAAAGTAAACGTAGGCTTCGTAAAATCAGTATAAAATGGGATTATATTTAACACCACTCGTAAATGGTAAAAGTTACGAACACGCAGATGTTACAATGATAATCATGGGTATTCCAATGGTAGGTTTAACTGCTGTAGAATACAAAGAGGACGTTGAAATAACTAACGTGTATGCAACAGGTAGACTACCTGTATCAAGGACTCATGGTGTTGTTACTCCAACTGCAAAGATTACTTTGCTTATGGAGGACGTAATGAACATCGTAGCTTCTGCTCCAAACGGCAGATTGTATGATATTCCTGAGTTTGATATAGTTGTATCTTTTACAGATACAGATTTAATACCGGTAGTTCACACTATCAAGAACTGTAGATTTAAAAATCAAGGTGTATCATCTACACAAGGTTCTGATGCTGTTTCTATTGAATTAGATTTAATTTGCTCTGACATTAAATGGGTATAATAATTTTGTGTATATTTACACAAACTTATAAACTTATTTAAAAATGGAAGAACAAAAAAAGGTAGTAGAAGAATTAAAGAAAAAGCACGACGAAGTTTACACGTTAACTGTAAACGATAAAAACGGAGAGTCTTTAACTGTTTATTTGAAAGGTTTAGACAGAGTTACTTATAAAAGTAGCTCTGCTTTAATCCAAAAGGATGAGATGTTAGGAGTTGAGAGTTTATTAAAAAGTCTTTGGATAGGCGGTGATAATGTAACAAATATTACTAATGATTTCAAAGCCTTACGAAGTGCAGGCTCGACAATTCTACCACTACTTGAAGTTGAGGCTGGTGAGTTAAAAAAAAACTAGAGCTTCACAAAAAAAGATTAGAATCGGACGAGGACGCACAGATGAATGCTCTCGTCCGTTTTTATTATAAGGTAGACCCTGAGACATTAGATGATGATAGATTGTTTCAATTAAGAACAGAAGTAATGTGGGTTTTAAAGTTTAACGGAACGATACAAGAGAAACAATGAGTTCAAGGCAAGTAACATACACATTATCGTTAAAAGACCAATTCTCAAGTAAGATAAAGGATGCTACTAAGCACGTTCTAAGTCTTAACAGAGAGTTAGCAAAAACAAAAGGATTATTAAATGTATTAGGTACATTTTCTAGTGGAGCAAAGTCTCCTATGAATAAAATGGCGAAGTCTACATCCGTAGCTACTGTCAAAAATAACGAATTTAACGCATCTTTAGCACGAACAGAACGAGGATTAATTAGGATAAATGGACTAATAAGGTCATCTTCTTCTTATGGTGGTACAAGAATGTTGGGAGGCACATCCTTTAGTGGAGGTGGTCGAAGAACAGGTGCAGGAATGGGGTATGGCGGATTTGCCGATGCTATGTATGCAGGTTCAGAAGTTGGCAGGTATAGAGGTTCTTCTATATTCAGAACAGGAGGCGGAGGCGGAGGCGGAGGTAGTGTTCCTCCATTTAATCCGTATGCTTTTGCAGGATATGATGGTAGTGGAATTCCTCCATCTAGCAAAGCAAAAGGTGGCAGAAAAGGTGGCGGAAGATTACCAACAAATGGTCGAATGGGTATGGGCGGTATTTATACCGCATTAGCTAGTGGCTACCTTGTTAAAAGTGTTGTAGAGACTACAGCAGCGATGCAGGCTTTAGAGAATCAGTTTAAATTTGCATCAGGTGGAGCAGCTCAAGGTGCTGATGAATTAAAATACATAGCAGAACAGTCCGAATATTTAGGTTTAAATTTTGAGGCTACTGCTAAATCTTACGCTAAATTAGCAGCAGCAACTAAGGGAACGAAGTTGGAAAAAGAAACTAGAGGTATATTTAAAGGTATAGCTACAGCATCTAGTGTAATGCACTTAACAGCCGAAGGTACAAACAGAGCTATGTATGCACTACAACAAATGGTTAGTAAGGGTAGAGTTAGTTCTGAGGAATTAAATAGGCAGTTAGGTGAAATACTACCGGGTGCTAATAAAAGGGCTGCAGAAGCGATGGTTTTAACAACACAAGAGTTGTATCGACAAATGAAAGCTGGTAAGTTGTATTCTGAGGATTTCTTACCTGCATTTGCAGCAAGACTACAAGAGTTTTTTGTTGATGGTTTAAGGGATTCTACTATGAGTTTACAAGCTAATTTGTCTAGAATGGACAATGCTTGGTTTAGGTTAAAAGCTACACTTGGAACAGCATTACTACCTACAATAAACAAGTCGCTTGTAGTGTTAGGTCATTTCATGAATATGATAGCTAAACTACCTGCATTTTACAGAAAAAACGCTACAGCTATAGATTACTTTGCGAAAGTGTTAGGTAGATTGATAGCTATATTTATTACTTGGAAGTTGATATTAACAGTATTAACTATAAAACAATGGGCGCACAATGCAGCACTAGCTTTTGGTGTTATATTACAAAAGGGGTGGGCAGGAGTAGCTCTAGTAGCCGCAGCAGGTTTAGCTGTATGGGGTCTTAAAACTTGGTTAGCATCAGAAGCTCAAGAGGCACTTAACAATGAAACTGAAAGAGGTCTTAAACTTGCAAGAGAACAGTCTAAATTAGTACTTCCACCGGGAGTACAGTTATTAGGTAAAAGTAAATATGACAGATTAGGCGCACCTGCTATGGGGTTTCCATTCAAACATAACCCTGACCAAATAGTAGAAAAGGAGGAATATGATTTAAGTTCAAATATTACCTCTGTAGAGGCTAGGCAACCACAGAACTTCAATATAAGTATTGACAGTATGATTGAGAAAGTGGATATAACACAAAAGAATATAAAAGATAGTGCTGCAGATATTAAGAGTGAGCTTACAAGAGCCTTAGTAGAAGCGGTTAACGATTTTCAAATCATCGCAGCGAAATAAAATATGGCAAAAGTAGGCAGAACATATATAGGTATAAAAGGAACAAGTGCTGAGACAATAGCAAGAGGTTTTGGTACTCACTTAGCACGTAGAGCAGTATTTAGACCTGTTATAAAAGGTAAAGAGGTAGAAGCAGAATTAGAAGGAGACAGAAGAAAAGGTCAAGAGTTTCCTAATACTAAAGCTACGTTTGACCCTGATGAGGGTACTAGTTTAATGGGTACACCTGTTTATGGTACTTTAGAGATTGAACGTCCTAAGTATAGTGAATTTATTTATAATAAGAAGAAAGGTGAATACGAGGAGAAAGAGGTTGACCTACCAAAAGGAACTTTTTTAGATGAAAAAGATGATGGGTCGGTAGTAGATTATTTTAGACTTGAGGGTTGTGTTTTAGAGGTAACGCAAGATCGGAATATAGTAACTACATCAATAAGTGGGCAAGATGGTACAGATAAAGAGTTTATTAACAACGGAGACTACTCTGTTAAGTTAAATGGGTTTGTTGCTACTGATTCGCCTGATGTTTATCCTGCTGCTGATGTTAAGACTTTAAAGGCATATTTTACAGCACCTGTACCTTTAACTGTGAATAACGAGTTTTTGAATAATTACTTTAATGTAAGTTCTTTAGTTGTAACAAAGTTTGATTTTAAACAAGTGAAGGGGATGCGTAATGTGCAGTATTTTACTGTAGACTTTATAAGTGATGTGCCTTTCCAAACAATAGAGATGGACAATGTATAACAGACTCCGACATTCTATAAAATTAACACAACAAGACGCTACAGATGCAGGTGGTAATGTAACTACTAAGCGTAGTAAAACGTACTTATTTCCGTACCACCATGAGGTAGTTGTTACTAGAAGTTTCGATGTACTTACACAAACAGCGAAAATAATTTTACCTAGAAGATNTAAATTTACCTGATGGGACTAATTTATATGCAGGAGATAACCCGATAATGATGCGTGGCGATATTATTGAGATTAGTGCAGGGTATCATCCTAATATGGAGGTTGTTTTTAAGGGATATGTATCAAGGGTAGACTCAAAGATACCTGTTACGATATTATGTGAAGATGAGATGTTTCAACTTAAACAACAGAAGTCTCCTAGTTTTACACTTGAGGATAATGTGTCAACATTGAGTGAAGTCTTATCTAAGTCCGGAATATCAACAGAATATACTACAGAACAAATTTCATCTAACTTAGGTAAGTTTAGAACACAACGTAAACCAAGTAAAGCCTTTGTTCTTCAAGCCTTGCGTAATGCTTATGGTTTTTATTCATATTTTGTTGATAAAATATTGTATGTAGGATTAGCGAGTTGGGGTAAAGGGAAAGAACATACTATTGTTTTTGAGAGAGATGTTTACGACACAGAGCTACAATTCTTACGTGCTGACGACGTTAAAATGCAAATCAAAGGTATTTTAGTTAAAGGTGATAATTCGAGAGTAGAGAAGGAATATGGAGATGTAGATGGTGATGTGCGAACTGTATATCACTATGGAGAGAAAGAGGCTGACTTAGATGCAACTTGTGAGAGGTTTTTAAAGAGAGCTAAGTACACAGGATATTATGGTACATTCACAACAAGGTTAGAGCCTGTGATGACACATGGTGATGTTGTAAATATGCAGAGTTATAAAGATACAAGTAGAAATGGGAAATATCTAGTAAAATCCGTAGTTTTGTCTATAGGAGTAAAAGGTGGCAAACAGAAGGTTGAGCTAGAGAGACAGTTAAGTGTTAATGATAATGAGACAGTAACAAGTAAGTTTGAATGAACGATAACACTACAATAAGAGAGATGGTGCGTACTTTAGCAGGTTTTGATGACTTGTTATATGAGAGTGCTATCTGTACCGTATCAGATGTAAATACAACAGCTAACACCTGTACTTGCACACCTATTGATGGTTCTGCTGAGTTTGGAGGTGTTCAGTTGTCAATGAATAAGTCTAAAGGGTTTTTATTAATACCTACAGATGGGTCTTTGGTTACTGTTACTCAGATAAACGACTTTGATGCGTTTATTAGTATGGTAAGTGATGTAGATACAATATACTTGAATGGAGAAACTGAGGGTGGTTTGGTTAAAGTGAAAGACTTAGTTACTAAGCTCAATAACCTTGAGAAAAGGGTTAATGGTATGCAGACAACATTTAATACTCATACTCATGTTGCATCAGGGTTTGGTATACCAACAACAGTACCAAGTGCTTTGCAAACACCACAATTAACAGAAACAACAGCAGCAGACCTAGAGAACGACAATATAAAACAAGGATAACATGGCAAGAGTAGAAGATATAGATTTAGTAGATAATGAGTTGAACTTCGATGATGGAGATTTTAAAGTTGACTTCTCTGACCCTCAACACCAAGAGGATATTATTGCAGAAGAAGTCGGATCATACAAACAATATCCATTATTAGGTGTTGGTGTAACTAAATACTTAAACAGTTCAGGTGCTAAACTAGCACTACAAAGGAATATAAGACTACAGTTAGAAACTGATGGTTACTATATAAATGAAATTAGGTTTAACGATTCGGGTGTAAGTGAGTTTACAGTCGATGCAGAACGTAGAATATGAGTAAATATACAATAAAAGAAGGTCAATCGGTCTATGACTTAGCATTGGCTTATGGTTACGGCATAGAGGCTGTAGTAGAGTTTATGAAGCTTACAGAAGGTAAAATAGAGAGTTTGAACGATACTTCTTTAGGAGGTAGAGAGATTGAAGTTACAAAAAAGGATAATAAGCTAGGTAATTATTTATCTTTGTACGGTACAGGTATCGCATCTGTTCCAACAGGTGATAACTGGATACTGGCAACAGGGAATTGGAACGATGCAGGGGTTTGGGATGATAACGCATATTGGATAGACTAAGACATGGCAATAAATACAATAAACGATAACGATGACGGTGGTGTAGTAAGAGCGATTATAAACGCAGTAATAGCGATTGTTAACGCATTACCAACGACATCTGCATCTCAAGATTTAGTAGGTTCTCCTTGCGAACTAGCTCTTGCTATTTCGGACGAATCTACGGCACTAACAGTTGATACAGGAGTGTTAACATTTAGAATGCCATACGCAATGACATTAACGGCTGTTAGGGCATCATTAACAGTAGCAGGCACAACAAGTGGAGTAACAACTTTCGATATTAACGAGGGGGGGTCAACTATACTTTCAACAAAATTAACAATTGATTGTACAGAGAAAACAAGTACAACAGCGGCAATAGCGGCAGTAATAAGCGACTCTGCATTAGCTGACGACGCAGAAATTACGATTGACATTGACGCAATAAGTGGAGGAGCAACAGAGGCAGGCGGAAAAATATATTTAATTGGTACACGTACATGAGTTTTATAATTAACCCTTATGTTTGGGGTGCGAGTAACACCACAAGGACTCAGGCTTTTGTAGATGCAAGTGGCTTGTCTGATAGTACTATTATAGATGCGCTAAACGTATTTGACCAAGCATTGATAGATAACTCTTTAGAATCTAAAATACAATGCTTTTATCCATTTGTAGGAGGTACTGCATCATTACATAAATGGAACTTTATGGATGCAAGAGATTTAGACGCTGCATTTAGATTAACGTTTAGCGGTGGGATAACTCATAGTGCTACTGGAGCGTTGCCTAATGGAATAAACGGATGGGCGCAAACCTATTATCAAATGAATGTAGATGCAAGTCAAAACGATATATCTTTTGGTTTTTATTCTGGTATAGATGTTAATAGCGGTATTTATGATATGGGTACTTATACTGGTACTAACTATACTGTTATTAGACCAAGATTCGGAGGTAATGGTGTACGTGTAATTGTTAACAATAGTAGTGCTGATATTTTAGATATAGCCAATGCTGATGCTAGAGGGTTTTGGATGGCAAATAGAACATCTTCAACAGAATTTAAGATTTACAAAAATGGTTCAGAGTTTGGACAAAAGACATCTAACTCCGTAGCTTTATCAGCACTTACAATGTATTTGTTTGCAGTAAATGGTGGCGGTGCAAGTTCAGCTTATGCTGACAGAGAACATAGAGGAACATTTATAGGTAAAGGTTTAACTGGAGGAGAACAAACCACTCTTTATAATATGATACAAACATTTAACACATCTTTAAGCCGTAATGTATGATAGAAATGTATAGATTAACAGTAAGTGAAAAGGACTCATTAGAAGGTGTTAAATATGACGGGGCTCAATACTTTTACCCTATCCAAGATATTAACGATAATTGGTTTATAAGCCCAATAGAAGTAGATAATTGTACTAACGTAGATTATCAATGGGTAAAAGACTTAACATTAGAAGATTTTGTTCCTAAACCAATAGTAGAATAGAATGATTATGCCACACAAGCAACCGATATACGATTTTATAAGATTAGCCGTTGGCGGAACGGCTGGGGTAATAACAACCTTTGCGTTAGTCAATCAATTACTAGGTACAATAATCGCAATATTAACATTAACCTTTTTAATTTGGCGACATCTTAAAGACCGAGAATACGTTAAACAACGAGAGGAAAAAATTAAAAGCAAAGAAGATGAGAGCAATAAAATACATAGCAATACATTGTACTGCAACTAGCCCAAAGGCTACTGTAGATAGCATTAAGAACTATTGGTTTAATGTTAAGAAGTGGAAGTCTCCGGGCTACCATTACATCTTTGAAGCTAACGGTAATATTGAGGAGTTACTACCTATTGATAAAGTTTCAAATGGTGTTAGAGGTCATAACTCTGAGATTATCAACTTATCTTATATTGGTGGTATTGATGGGAATAGTAATCCAAAAGACACAAGAACTCCACAACAAGTATTATCAATGTTGTCGATATTATTAAGATTAAAAGAGCAATTTCCTGATGCTATAATACAGGGTCATAGAGATTTTGAAGGAGTAAGTAAAGCTTGCCCTTCATTTGACGTAAAAGAATGGTTAAAACACGTAAAGTTATGAATTTTACAAAGATTGAAATATTAAAATTAGCAAGTAAAATAATTAAGAGCCTATCTGTAGCAATAACAGGTAGTGTTGTAATGGGTGATGCGAGTAAATTTATCGTATTAGCAGTTGTAATGGGTGGTAGTGCTGCCGACGCGATTATATCATTCATTAAAGAGAAAGAAAACAAAGCAGAAATCGAAAAAGCAAAAAAATGAGAATAATCGCAGTCTTAATACTTTTAATGGTAACATCATGTTCTACGTTTAAAGAGAACAGGAAAGCTCGTAAATGCGCTAAATTCGACTGTATAAAGGAAACCTACGTTTTAGATTCTACATTTGTAACGGAAATAAAAGACACAACCTATATTACCAAAGAAGGAACTACTGTTTATTTAGAAAATCCATGTGCTGAGTTATGTGATAGTGTTGGCAACTTAAAGAAGTTTGAAAAGACTACAAAGAAAAACGGCATTAAAAGCACTATTAAAAGTGTTGGCAATAGTTTGGTAGTTGAATGTGATACTGACAGCTTAGAGGCTGTAATAACAACTTTGCAGACTACAAAAATAAGAAGTGAAAACCAAACGATTGAGGTAGCACGAAAAAAGACATGGTTTGAAAAGCTTCAATCAATCTGGTTCTATATTTCTGCTACAGCTATAATTTTATACTTAGCACTAAAGATTAAAAGGGTATTTTAAACTCGGTTAACCTTTTAGCTTCTCGTTCAATTTTCTTATAGTCTTTATTTATAGCATCTCTAAACAATACCCTTAAATAAGTATTAGGGTTTATTCCTATCTTCTTTAACTTTTCTCTGTATATCATCTCTTTTTCAGAAAAGCTAACTGTTTGAGGTATAAGTTTTTGTCTCATATTAAACGTTTAAAGTATTGTTTAGCGATATATTAGGCAGTAATTACTTTACGTGTGAATAACTACCGTTTTTATTTTTCTTC